TCAGACAATCCGCAAAGAAGCATCATTCATATTTAAGATGTCTTCAATTCAAATGGAAATAGATTCCTTGAAAGTTAAGATAAGTCAATTAGAACCCCTCTTAAAAGAGGAGAGAGAAAATGGAAATCAAGATGACTATGAGGACTACCAGAGTGAAATAGTAGAACATGAGATTAGAATCGATCTCCTCACTCAAGCTTACAACGAGATGCTTAAAATTCACAAAAAAAATACCCTTAACCTAAAACCAATAGAGGCATAAAATGAACACCATGACAATTGACTTTAACCACACAGATTCCCGTGCAAGACTCGCCACCTTGCAAGGAGTTATCAGAAATAACAAACAACTGATTTCCAGATTGGAAGATGAGCTCGACACCAAGAGCTCAGAGAATAATGAAGCCCTAGTGGAGCGAATTGAAAGACTCCAATCCAAAGTTTATGTATGCGAACTTGAATATCAATCAATCAAAAGGAGCCTATAATGAGAAAACAGGATGTAAAGTACGACCTTGCAGAAGTCGAAAAACTTTGGGACAAAATTACGAGAGCCCAGGCGAGAGCAAAGACACCCATTGCCAAGCAACATCTTAAGAAAATCGAATCAGCATTTGGCGATCTCTACTCGAAACTCGATATGGAGCGAATAAACCCGGACCTCGAAGACTAAGCCCACTTCCTCCTCTTTAAAAAAGAAAAACCCCAGATTTTGGGGTTTTCCTATCATGTATTAATATTGGAGTAATGGATTGGTTCCAATGTTGAATAATTATTTTCAATTTCATGGAATAACAACAAATTCGCATGCATTTTAATCTTAAAAAAAACCGTCATATCCTCTTCGAAATACTTAGCATCCTTATTTTTTGAGACTATATTGCCTAGGGAATCATAAAAATGTAATTGAAAATGCCAATAATTACATCTTGTTGGCTTATGAAGAAGTTTGGATCGTCCGATTTCAGAAGGTTGAGCCTGAGGCCCTAACGCTTCAACCATTAGGTGGCCTTTTTTAGGTGATGGCGAGGTTCTTACTTGTGTCTCAACATCGTGTAGAACAGAAACCGCCCAGAAAATAGGAACAAAAGGAGCAGTTATCTCGATTGCATCATGGGTCTCACTTATATCTACTCTATCACCCTCAAACCATTCTTTACTATTTAGTCTGAAACTTAATTGATTGTGATCGAACTTAATTCCTAATAGATTACAAGACAGATTATTCAGATTATAAGGTTTATCGACAAAGTCAAATAATTCAATATCTTCCTTGACAAGTCCTTTAGGATCTTTATTTAATCTTCTGACGATATAGAGGTTATGCGAGTCACTTAATACCCCTACATCTTCTATAATCTTGTAACCAGGTTTTGGTAGTAATTCCGAAGGATACGGCATATTTCTAGCTTAGAATCAGTCTCACTTTCTCAACAAAAGTTTCGATGGGAACTCGCTTGTGAAAAATTATCTCTTTATCCTGTACAATACTTATGAGTGGACTTCCATCGCAAGTATCTTTATCAAAATAAAATTTTGTGATGACGATCTGCAAACCAGGCTCAATATCAAGCCTAAAAATTATACTATCTTCTGGTAAAATTTCGACTCTTACTTTTCGATAATTCATGGTTGACAAATAATTGACAAGCTTCATTCCTTCATTCACTACTAAATCTTTGTCTTCACCCAAAAGTTCTTTCCTCTTCGCAACCGCTTTCCAGAACGAAACAGCAACTTCATAATTGAAGTAATCTAGAAATCTCGAGTGACTCAAAATTGTACAATCTACACCGATTATTTCTTTAGCTTGAGGAAATCGACCTATTCTTGGAAAAAAATAGGGTGGCTTTAATTCCAAAGTAGGTCTAGTTTCTTCCACGGTGAAAGTCAATAAATTGGGTGTTGGTGCTGTTGTTATCATTATTCTGTATCCGATTTTACCAAATTTACATATTTTCTTTTAAGAAGGTCGAAAAACACATCTTTTTCAAGGCTATGTATCGCCTCAATAGACTGCAGCAGATCTTCACCGAATGATCGCGGTAGGTTACTCAACTGAATCACATCTATATCTAATAAATACCCAGAAAAAAGCTTTTTTGGGGTTTGTATCGCGGACCTATCAGATAAATTTAGAATAATTATTTTATCATCAATCTGAAACTCAGAATTTACCTTAATACTTCTTCTTGATAAACTATTTAATTTTAGGTCAACTGTGATATCAAAAATATCGTTAAATTCCATGGTTGTATCAAAGATGTTTATATACCGGGTACTAATTCTTTTAATTTCAGAGATAGATAATTTCTCTGAGATTAACTTGATACATTCATGTATGAACGGGAAAAAATTCTTCCACAATGGGTATTCATCTCTAGTTTCAAAAAGTAATGATTTATATCCTAAGCCGACAGAAAACTGGTTTGAGATATAGAGTATCCTAATCATATTCTCAATTTCGTGCTCAGGAAAATCAGGGGGAATAGACACAGGGATCACATCATCGATTTTGTCCTTCAGCTGCCCAAACACTATTCTTTGCATATCAGTGAAAGGCATAGAAGATTCAAATCGGATTTCAACGATTGCAGATACAATCGGACACGGTTTAATTGATTTGGGTATTTTACGATCAGCCATGGTTTAATATCATTGTGAATTACAAATAAAAGCAAAATGAAGGTCAAATAAAAGTCAAACTTTGCGTACTTTTGTGTACACCTATTACCACACTAATCCACCTGATACCTTATATATAAAAAACCCGGGTTGGGGGATTTGTTAGTCATCTGAGGATTTCTATTATTGCATGATGGTCTTGGCCCATTCCAATAATCTACTGTCATTCTGACAGCTTGTTAAATCCAGCTCTTCATTCCATCTGGCGCTCTTCCATGGTTCAAATTCATGAGATTTACGTGACAAATCAGAGGCATTCCAATGGATGAGTTTTTCACTGATTACTTTAACTATCTCGCGTTCTGATTCAATGAATACTTTGTTAAGTATAGTTTCGTAACCAGTGTCGTTTATATTACTTTTATAATTGAAAACATAGTTGTTGTACTCAATAGTCTCTTCTTCAATTAAGAAATTCTTCTCAATTAATGCCTTTCTCACCTCATCAATGAATTCTGGAACAGGTCCGTACGGCATTTTATAATATTTCGCTTCTGTTATCACCCGTTCATATTTTAAAAGGTGAAAAACGTCGCTAAAAAACAACAATTTATTAAGACTTGTTCTCTTAATTGCTTTTTTGCCAGTGTATAAAAGGGTTAAAGCTGATAATTTTTTAAAATCTATGTTCATCACTTGCTCCTTCTGGAAATCCGTCTTCCAAATTCTCCAATGCGGTCTGGATTATCTGCGCAACACTTGAAAACGCAGTTGTGGTTTGCCTTTTTTTGACAAAAAAACTGAATAATTCATTAGTAACATTATCACTATAAATAGATGGAATTATTGCAGTAATATTATCAGCTATCATCTGTTTGCCAGTTAACAAGTAAAATGCCTCACCCTTTGCATCGTCCCATCCTCGCATCTTCCTTCGACATCTAATTAATTCAAATTTTTGCTGAGAATTCATTTTTGACATTTTCTCCGTCTTTTTAAACGCATTTGCTATCATCTCATTGAGAACAATGTGGGTGGTATCAGCAAATTTCTCTAATCTAAATGCGAAGTCAATGCCTCTCCCCAGAACATCCATCTCGCCATTTGCCCCAGTATCAATCAATTGAATACCCGTTAAATAAGCAATTACAGATTTCAATTTTAAACCACAGAACTCGTCCTCTTCGTGTATCGCATTAACAAATTCAAGAGTATTATTTATTAAAAACTGCGCCAATTGTGGATCACACTCTTGATTTTTAAATTTTTCCTTGCCGATTGTACCTGGGTAAAAAACCAGTAAACCGTCACCTATAAACTTAATAATTGTCTGCTCAGCTCCCATTTTTTCAGCAAAGGACTGAAAAACCCTGCGGAATACAGAGTATAAAATTCCTGTTTGAGTGGCCCATTTTTCGCTATAATGGATTTTTCTAATTGTTGAATCTTTGATATCGAGTAATACCAAAAATCCATTCCTGCGCTGCGAATTGATTTCTCGCAATGTATTAACATCACTCTCCGCTAGGATATTATTACCATTCTCTCCCATTTTATTACGCTCATTTGATCGATTTATAAGGTAGCAATTAATTGAAAATATCAACTTTAACAAGTTAATAAATTTTAACAATTTATAATATTTTAACAATCAAAGATTTTCACCCCACCTCAACCCTAACCGTACACCGGCAATTAATATCCTCTTCGGCAACACCTGACATCCCGGGGCCCTCAGTCCTGACACCACTTGGCAAAGTAAAGAGTCCGTCATCATCAGCTTCTTTCCCATCCATTGCTTTGTGGCTGTCTCGGGTGCGGTCGTCGCTGGTAGCAACCCAAACCCGCTTAACTTTGATACCCAACCGATCAGCTGCACCCTCTACCTTATCCGCCGCCAATTTCCTTCCAACACTTTGAGCTCGATGTCCTTCTGTCCTGACAATTCTGATCGTCTTGTTAGCCGACATTTCAGTTGACTTCTCTAACCGCTTGGCTATCTTGGCATATCCTTCACCTTTGATCAGACCTTGAGAAAGCTCCGTCTTGATCTGCGAAAGATATTTGGCGGAATTCTCCTGAAGTGCGTCAGACCAGGTGATCCTCTGCATCGGATTTAGAATTGCTGCCTTGATCACTTGCTCATTCATCACTCCAAAGCCTACCGTGACTTCTAAGCTCTTCTGAATAGCGGTACCGGTTGCACTAAAGCTCTCTGTAACAATGTCTCTAAAGGCTTTTTCCACCGTCCGTCTGCCCTTGCCGGTAAGAGTCTTGATCTGCTTTGCGATACTCAGCTCAAGGTTGGTAAGCCTCTGATACGCAACCATATCCTTGTAAGTCACCTGATCACCATACTTTTCAAACATATCGGCAATCAACTGCTTAATGTCCTTCAAAGCGGAGCCATAGGCTTTAATCAGATCCCGTTCATGTCCAAGAATCAACTTCTCCGCTTCAATATCCGCAATCTGTAAAAGCTTCATGATCTTCTCATTAGGACTCATAATTCGCTCCGTGAAATCCGTGCTAAATCCGTGAAATCCGTGTAACCATCCTCTGCGAAACTCTGTTTAATCTGCGTGTATCTGCGTCCCCTTACCTTCATCCCGCAACCTTTTCCAACATTCCAGTTCCATACTGATACCTCTCCTGCTCAATCAGCTCCAGCTCTCGCACAACATCCGTAATAAATGGCAAGATCCCGAGGAGCGTTTCATCAGAGATAATCCCTTTCAACTTCTGCACTACATCACCAAGGTAGAGCATGTCAACAGGCAAACTTCTTGTAAAAACATACTCGATATTCTCATACTCCAAGGGTACCTGTTTCTTTTGCCAAGCGGAACAGATCACTTTCATCATCTGATCTAAGCCGGCTTTAAATTTTCGTTCCTTTGTAATAGCCCTGAATTCTAAACCCAACAATTTCCACTTCCGACTCTCACCACTTTGCGACTGCCCGGAGAACTGTTCATCCGTCATATCGACACTTTTCGAAAATTTATAGATGTTGTCATTAAGAGTCTTTTTATGATTCTCGATAAAAGTCGCATCCACCTGTTTGGTCAAATATCTGGCATCTTCACCTTCAGCCAGACCCAACGCTCCTGTTTGCCGTAATAGTTCAAGCGTTTCAGGTGAAATTTCAGCACCAAATATCAAGAGATATGCCAATCGAAACTCCTCAATCTCATTTTGAACATCGCTGGTCAATCGGTCGTATGCATCAATGAGAGCTCGAACCTTTTCAAAGTCCGAAGTCTGCAAATTGTTGTTGTTAAACCTGATAACCGGCACGAAATCAAACAGATGTGGTCCTGACTTTCCAAACAATCCGGAAATGTCTGGCACAAATACCCCATTATTATCAGTCACAAAGTAGGAAACATTTAACTTGTCATACCATTCAACAACGGTTCTCTCCCGGGTCGAATTACCAACTTTTTCGGTGATGGTGTAGTAAACCATGGCATAAACAACTTCTTGAATAGTGGCATCCTCAACAAAGATCACTTCCCAAGGATTTAGGTTCATCACCCTCTCATGTGAATCGGTGGCAACATAGCATAACCGGGCCGCATAGCCACAAATCGAGGCGAACTCACCAGTTATCGAGTCCAGATCCTCAATGTTATTTCGCTTCCTGAATGATTTGATTACTCGTTCAATTCGAACTTTGTCGCTTTCGGAGTATTCTCCATCATCAATTTTCCATGTAATGGGTTTACCGAACATATAGCCGGTAATTCCATCTATGATCTCCCCGCGATAATCATTCGCGAGTTTGTTGTTGAGTTTCTTCTTATCCTTAAACTCCCTTTTGTAAATGGGAACATCTCCCGCGTATTCCCGGTAATCATTAATCATCCGTTCTCGAATAGGTTTATGCTCCTCTATCAAATCTGAAATGATCTGATGGCTAATTTCATTACCATAACTCTCAATCATCTTTGAAACATCTTTACTGTTCATATACAATTTTCCTATGTTGAACTTAATACTTGATACCTAAAACTGCTTTTGCCTCACCGAAGCCCCTCTTTTCTCTGACCCAATTCCAATAAACGAAAGAGTCCCCTTTGTTGGGAGATCTACCCAATCGCTTCTTAATAGTTTCCTTCGATTCCACCACGATCACCTTGTTGTTCGTTTCAAACTTTGGAGCCGAGAGATCAGCGATCAACTCTGTATCATTTGGCATTGCTATTTCTCCACTCCTCAAATCTTCACGACATTGCCACCACATTTGAGACCTTAGATTATTGAACTGCTCGGCTTTACTCTTCATCTGTATTGCCGCATTACCCGACTGAATATTAATCCCTTTGTAACGCAAACCATACTCGCGCAAAGTATTTACGGTGCCTGCCCCAACTCCCACGCCATCCACTCCCACTCGCTTCTCTGAAATCCCTTTTTCCTTCATCAGCAAATACACCTGATGCCCAAGCTGATTCGCGTCCGGACATTGAAAATCCTCAACGCTAAGGCAAACATTCCCAATTCCCAAGGCAATTGAAGCCTTGTCACCTGATTCCGAATTCGCAACATCCACACCCATTGCCCAATTTCCCAAACCTGCCCCCCCTTCCTTCTGTGGAATCCGCGGATCTGTAGAACTATCCTTTTCCCACATCTCCAAAATTTTCCCAAATCTGTCCACCGCCTGCAGACACCACTCGATTCTGACAAGAGCATCCGAAGCCTGGGCCGGTGAAATCCCCCGGGTACGAGACAATGCCATAGGTGAACCTTCACCAAACTTGTCGATAATCCTGTTTACACCTTCTTGACTTGTCGCACCAGGGATATAGAGGGGATTCCCAAGACCAATGTTTGGATGGTCGTACGCACTTATCCGGATATGTTCCACCTTCGGTAGCGCACAAAACCTGTGAAGAGAATCCAATTGGTGATCAGGGTTACCAAAGGCTAAAATTAGATTATGGGGCGCGACACTCGTATTTTCGAATGCGTTAATAATCGGCAACGGAACCCCGGGTGTTTCCTCTAAAATTATGAGCATGTGCTCAGCGTGAAACCCCTGTGCCTTGGTATTGCTCTCCTCATTCGCCTTAACCCCGGCTACAAATCCAACCGCTAACCAATCGTCCTGCCTTGGGTTCATTCTTAGCTTCAGGGAAGTATATTCTCCCTTTCCGAACTTGGGATATAGCTTCGAGATCTCTTTCCAAATATGAAGCATTAACTGATCTTGTTTTGGTGCTGTTGTCACTACGATTGAGTTCTCAAAACA